CGTATCCGGTGCCATGAGCAGGGATCAAGCATCCCTGGTGCATTCCTTGGCATCAAAGATCATCAACCTCGACAGCCGATTAGCTTCCGTGACCAAGATCGTGCCATATAATAAACGGATCATTGGTCTGGCCAGGAACGTTGAATATCGGGCTCTTGCTGCTGAAGGCAAGACCGCGCACGGATTATCACCAGTCCTGGCGATCTTGGACGAGGTTGGCCAGATCCGGGGTCCTCATTCGGATTTCATCGACGCCATTATTACCAGTCAAGGAGCGCATGTCAGCCCATTGCTGGTAGCCATCAGCACCCAAGCTCCAAATGAAAACGACCTATTCAGCATCTGGTTGGACGATGCCAAAGATTCGAATGATCCGAGGATCGTTAGCCATGTCTACCAAGCGGATCTTGAAGCGGATCTGATGGACGAGGATGCTTGGCGAGACGCAAACCCTGCTCTCGGAGCTTTCCGATCAATCGATGACGCCAGGGAACAAGCCGAAAGAGCAATAAGGATGCCATCTTTTGAGCAGACCTTTAGGAATCTCGTCCTAAATCAACGCGTCGAGATGCATGCTCCTTTCGTCACCAGATCTATTTGGAAGCAAAATCAGGTAGAACCGCGAGAGGAAGTATTCCTGTCGTCACCAGTCTATGTTGGAATCGACCTATCCGCTAAGAACGACCTTACGGCGATGGCCATTGTCGCGAAGCATGACGGTATCTGGCATTCCAAGATGTTATTCTGGACTCCTGAAGACACCCTTGCTGATCGGGCAAAACGAGATCGAGCTCCTTACTTGAATTGGGCTCAGGATGGTTGGCTTAAAACGATCCCAGGAGTGGCGATTGATTACGAAACAGTCGCAGTCGATATTGCTGACGAGCTTAGCGGGTATTACATCAAGGGAGTGGCTTTCGACAGATGGCGATTTGATATGCTCAAAAAGGAATTGACGGATATCAACGTCGAGCTTCCCCTCCTGCCATTTGGTCAGGGATTCAAGGACATGACTCCTGCTCTCGAATTCTTGGAAACGATCCTCCTAAATAAGCAATTGGCACACGGATTTAATCCGGTCCTGACGATGTGCATGGCCAATACCAGAATAGAGCAGGATGCTGCTGGTAATCGTAAATTAAACAAGGCAAAATCGACAGGACGAATCGACGGGGCTGTTGCCCTCGCGATGGCTGTTGGCATTGCTGCTATTGACACGAAGGACGAAGGCGATTTTGATGGCTTCCTAATGAATGCTATCGGGTTCAAATCCTCCACATCGATTCGCGTGAATTAATATGTCTATCTTCCAAGCATTAATCAGTTGGGTCATGGGAGGGTTGCGGCGACTGCAAGGAGTCCAGTCGGGTGCTCCAGTAGCTTATGCCCAGGAATCGGCAAGTACGGTCACCTTTGAATCCGCGATGCAACTATCTGCGGTATGGGCATGCGTCAAGCTTCTGGCCGAAACTGTGGCAAGTCTACCAATTACCATCTATAAGACCACCAATAAAGGCCGGATGATCGACGACAGCCATCCATTGATGGCGCTATTCAGATCGAAACCTAATCGTTACCAGACGAAAGTGGAATTTTTCGAGACGGTAATGCTTAATTTGATTCTGCATGGTAACGCATATTGCTACATCGAACGACGAGGAGGAATGATCATCTCGCTCCTCCCAATGATGAGCTCTCAGGTACAGACCATTCTCCTGCCGGATGGCTCAGTCGTTCACGAGTATTACAAGGAATCTGGGGTAGATATCCTGTCGACGGATTCCGTATGGCATCTTAAACTGATGGGAAATGGTATCATCGGGCTCAGTCCTCTAGATTACCAGCGTAATACTCTAGGAATTGCCCAAGCTGCGGAAGGTGCGGTCACCAAGATCTATCGCAATGGGGCAAAACCGTCAGGAGTCCTGACCATGGACAGGATCTTGACCAAAGAGCAACGCGACATGATCCGCACCAATTTTGCCAGTCTGACCACTGGTGACGATGATCGGCTGATGGTCCTCGAAGGCGGAGTAAAATTTGACGCCATTTCTCTGAGTCCCCAGGACATCGAGCTTCTGGCCAGTAGGAAATTCCAGATCGAGGAGATCTGCCGCTGGTACGGGGTCCCATCGGTAATGATCAACGACACCTCCAATACCACGGTATGGGGATCGGGAATCCAGCAGATCGTGGAAGGCTTTTATAAGCTGACCCTCCGCCCAATCCTGGAGAAGATTGAAGCATCGATCCTGGCCAATTTGATGTCACCAACTGAATCCCTGAGGAGATCCGCCGAATTCGATTTCGAAGCGCTATTGCGGACTGATTTTAAAACGCGTCTTGAATCTTATAGGATAGGTGTTCAAGCTGGTATAATTACGCCAAACGAAGCAAGATTGGAGGAAGGGCGGCAATCGATGCCAGGCGGAGATCAACTTTACATCCAGGGCGCTACCATTCCGTTGGTCAGTGCAGGGATGACTCCAGCAATCAAGCCGATGCCTTAATAACCAATCGCGAGAGATGACATGCAAATTAAAACCTGTCCTACCGAATTCAAATTTATGGAAGCAGGCAAGGTCATGGCCTTTGCTGGATACGCTTCGAAATTTAACGGGATTGACGCCTATGGGGATATGATTCTCCCTGGTGCTTATTCCGACACTATAGTTAACCGCGATAAGCCCATTTTGATGATGCGCAATCATTGGGAGGGTGTAATCGGTAAATGGACGATGATGCAGGAGGATGAAGATGGTCTATATGTCGAGGGAGAATTGACTCCTGGACATAGCCTGGCCCAAGATACTTATGCCCTCCTGAAGCATGGCGCGATTTCCGGATTGTCGATTGGATATGTGCCAGTAGACCAGGAGGATGGCGTTTTCGATGAGAAACGCGTCAGAATCCTGAAGAAAATCAACTTGGTCGAGATCTCGGTGGTCGATAACGCTGCGGATTCCGGAGCTAAAATCACCAACGTCAAAGATCTGACTGCTCTTAAAGATATCGAGTCCTTGCTGCGATCGCGAGGATTCTCCAGGTCTGAAGCGACAGCGATTGTCGCGCAAGTAAAGTCCATTGCTCACGGTGAGCGTGAAAATGGCAAAGCAATCGCGGATCTAATCCGTAATTACAAATTCCCATTTTAGGTGAAGCGATGGAAATCGAAATCAAAAACGCTTTGGATGCTCTAGGTGTCCAAACCAAAGCTGCTCTCGACAAGTACGAAGCTCAGATTAAGGATGCTGGCAGTGTTGCCAACGAGGTAAAATCCGAGGTCGTCGAGCTTTCGGAGCGGTTCGCTGAAATGAATCGTGTCGTAAGCGATATTGCCCAAAAGCAGACCGCTGCTCCTCAGACCGTAATCATCATGACTGCTGGTGAGGAATTCGTCAAGAGTGAGCAGTTCAAGCAACTGGTTGCTGGCAATGTCCATCGGGCTCGTCTCGAAGTCAAAAATACCGTGACTTCGAACAGCAATACTGTCTTTCCGATGCAAAAGCCTGGTCTGATTTCTGGCGATTTCGCTCCTCTGACCATTCGCCAGCTTTTCCGGGTGATTCCGGTCAGCACCAACATGGTGAATGCTCTGCGGGAAGAGTCCTGGACTAATAGTGCTCAGGAAGTATCCCAGGGTGCTGCCAAGCCGGAATCGGATGTGACGTTCGAGCAGTACAACGTTCCCATCACCACTGTTGCCCATTGGATCAAGGTCAGCAATCAGCTCCTGGCCGATGCTCCTGCTATCGTGGCTTACATCGAGAATCGACTCCGCGATGGTCTGGCTCAGCGTATCGATGCTCAGCTCCTTAATGGCAACGGCGTTTCTCCGAATTTGTCCGGGTTGACTGACTCCGGCAATTTCACGGTGTATACTCCTACCGCCAGCGATACCCTCGTTGACGCCATCAATCGGGCCAAGTACGCACTTTGGGCGATTGGCTATATGCCGGATACCGTCATCATCAATCCGGCTGATTGGGGTGCGATGGAGCGGATTCGGGAATCTGCTGGTAGCGGCAATTATCTATATGGCATGCCTGGTGTCGCTGCTGGCATGAATCCGTTTGGTGTCCGCGTCGTTCTGTCCAACCACATGACCCAGGGGTATTTCTGGATCGGTGCGATCGACCAGGCGGCGGTTCTCTACAATCGGGCCGGTGCCGTGATTGAAATGGGATATGTCAACGCGGATTTCACCAACAACCTGGTGACGATTCGGGCCGAAGAACGTCTGGGTCTTGGGGTGGAAAAACCCTCCGCGACCTTGTACGCCCACTCTACTCCCTTGTCTTG